ATGAAGGGATACTTTGTATCGAATATGATGAAGATCGTCCGGAAATTGGAGCTGACAGCCAAAGCAATGCATGTCTATTCCTATTTAGCGGAGTGCAGCAACATCAACGGCGAATGCTGGCCGTCTAAAAGGACGATTGCACAGGCTTGTAGGGTCAGTGTAGCGACGGTAACGCGGGCTTTACGGGAACTGGAAAAGGCGGGCATGGTCATTTCCGAGCCGCGTCACCGTCTCAATAACGGGCAGACTTCTAACCGTTACACGGTATTCACTGAGCCGCAAATTGCGGGACCTTCAGCTCAGTCTGCAGGCATGGACAAAAAAGAAGACACAAAACAAGATATAAAAGACCTCCCACAGGTGGAGGGAATCTTTGAACAGCTTGAAATTTCCGAATACATACCCGATGTGCCGGCGGAAATTCCGGCCGGCGAGAATCACATGGAAAGCACGGTACCCGGCAGACAGACGAAAAGCTGTCGGCATGAAATCCCGCGCCGGCAGAAAAGCATTTCTGCAAAGCCGTTACCCAAGTCCCGTCTGCTAAAGCTGCGGCTGTTCTGCCGCCTCCTTTTAAGCCAATTTGATATGGCCCCCCGTATCAATATGACACCCCAAGGAACTAATTACACAACGAAGGTTACGTTAAAGCAGAGAAAAAAAGACTTTATCTCTAAGATAGCTAAGTGGAAGCTTCTGCATAAAGAGAATATGGCAGTGATAAATCTGGTGATGGGTAAAATGCAGCAACAAATAACTCTTAATAAGCAATGCCCGCCCTCTTTTTTCTCTGCTTTGGAAGCATGGGGAACCACACAGAAAAAACAAGAGCAGATCAGGAATAATCCTGGTCTGCTCTTGTTTTATGAATGGAGATTAGAAATGAAATATCTAAAAATTATCGGCCTGCCGGCAATCGTTTCAGCAAGGCATCGTATCGTGATCGACAAAAGCATACGCAAGCTTTATGGCATCCATGAAACGTCAGCAGTCTACATGCAATGCAATAAGAACCTGTTGATAATTACTCCTGCCCACCATCGAAATCCGAGTAGGGAGCTAAAGGAGCTTAGCATCGGCCGGTTTAATCTTCCGGTTGAATGGGCGCGGTCAAACCACATCCAGATCGGGGACTGTGTTTACCTTGTGGCCACAACCGAAGGGATTATTATCTGTCCGAAAGGGACCGAGTTTTTGTGTATAAAAGGGGAGAGAAGCTGTTGAATATTTTAGGATGCCCATTAAAAATATCAGCAACGAAGCAAATTTACTTTCCTAGGCTCTACATCCAGCATTTTGGAATATCACCTGATAAGTCGGTCACAGTCATTCGGGAAAATCACAAAGACTATTTTGTTTACCGGATTGATGTTGGCCATGATCTACATGAAAATGAAACCCGTGTGGTTATTCGTAATGGATTCACAACCATACCGACAAAATTTATAAGGAGCAATGGATTAGAGCCAGGGAAAGACAATTTATTCTTGCTGGGCATCGAGAACGGGCTAAAGGTCAGCGTGAAGAAGGATATGCTGTAAAAAGCGGAAGTACTTCCGCTTTTCGCGGGGAGAGGAACTATCCTTCTCCTTTGCGCATGTCGGTATAAATCAGATTGCAGAAGTACGATATATGAGACATTTTTGGAAATCAATGCTTAAAGACGAGGACAAAATAAAAAAGCGGAAGCACTTCCGCTTTTCGCAAAACAGCGAAAGGGGAGTCTCCCGTAAAAAGGCTGCTTAAAAATAATTAAGCACTTGCAAATTGCTAAAATTTGGTATATAATTCAGCTTGTGGAAAATAAAAAAGCATCCACAGGCGAAAAACTGTCTGCAAAACAGTTAATCGCCTTGCGCCATAAATGGGCAACGACCCCATTATGACTTGTGAATGCCGTTTATGCGGTGTTATTTTAACACGCATTTCGGATACATGTCAAGGTCTGTACCCTTATGTGGCCATTAGGGTGCAGACTTTTGTTTTTCTCATCTCTCCACAATGACAAGCATTGTGTACCTCATCGTGACCGATGCAGTCACACGCGAGGTTGGCGCTCCTTGACAATTAGTAAGCCAAGACCAACATTTGAATTCCATCTTCAAATGTTCGTGTCGGCTTGCTATTATATGCTTGCCGGAAGAGTAATACCGGAGTTTATTGGACCGAACCAAAGTTAAGCTACGCAACGATGAGCGAAAATATGAAACGAGGTGGTACAAAGCTCGGAGCGAGCCTCTGAACTCCCTGAAAACGCGATTGAACTTATCTGCACCAGAAATGTGGATATGCGGCGGTACCGGCTTCTGGATACCAAGCAATCAATTTATGATCATATCTCTCTGGCTATGTGGTCAGCGTAACTGGAGAGTTATCATAAAAATATATATTCTGGATTTTTATTTGAGAATACATATTTTTATGATAACAGGGGCAAAAGCGTTTGCTTTTACCCTCATATCATAAAGCTGGTCGAGGTGACTGGATTCGAACCAGCGGCCTCTACGTCCCGAACGCGCTTGAAAAACAGGCGCGGCGCTTAGAGCTAAGCGGGTTTTAAAAATTGACCGTGCCACACGAGTGCCACATGGGCAATTACTTAATGAAAACAATATAGCACAGGCGAAAACAGATGTCAAGCATTGAAAAGCCGATCATTGCGGGGGATTGCATACTGAGCAAGGATCGTAACCTTCGGCCTGTGCATCATCCAATGAGATTGCGATTTTGCTTTGCCTCAAATATCGGCAACCGTCGCGGTGATACTTTTTACCTGTTTTTGTAATATACACGGTCACGCTCTGTGGGGTCTGTACGGGGTGCGTCTCAGCTTGTACAACAACAGGTTTTGATGAAACTGGTGCTTTAGATGGTGTTTTAACGGCGGGAGTCTTTGAGGATACCGGCGGAGCCGACGATAATACTGGAGAAGAAGCAGTCGATTGTGTAGAAGACACCGCAGATGAAACGGCACTGGACGGCTCAGACGATACGGTGCTAATTACTTGGCTTGATTGAGCGATACTGGCCGGCGGCGTTGCGTATGAATTTTGCGCCAAACTGGGCGGATTCGCCGAAGCCGCCACTATGCCTATCAAAATGAGCGGTACTATTACAGAGCATGTTTTTACCCAACGTTTGTTAATAAATTCGAACCGTTCCCTAAGATAATCTCCGGATTTCGGATTGAAAAGTAATGCCGGGATAATCAAAAAAATTAACGACCATTCACCAGACTGTGGAACGAGTATACCGCAGAGTGCCACTAATGCAAGGAATATTGACAATAACCACATCCCAACTCGTTTATAGCTCTTCATTATTTTCCCCTCCTTCAATTTATAATTTTATCATAACACTATTTTCTTCTTTATCAATACAAAATTTTACAATTTTAGATTGTTTATTGACTATTTAGTATTAATTGTATAAAGTGGGTAGGGTAGGGGAGGGAAGTTTCATGACCCGCGAAATAATGATGCTCATAATGATTATTTCCGCCGTACTGCTCGCTATCGGTCTGTCCCGTATCGTAATATGGGTATCACATCGGGTCCGTAAGCCTGAATCGGCCTGTATGATAAGTGCGCTACTTGGAGTGGTCTTGTCTATAATCCTGGTGATTCTGGCGTGCTGGGTGCTGCCGGCGGTGAGTAGGGCGACGATGTGCCGGGAGTGGCGGTGTAAATGCTCTATCTTTTCCACTTCCACGCCATGTACTGTTCCATCAGATCATGGGTGGACAGGTTGTTTTCCTTTGCCCACTCTATCATAAGTTTGCGTAGCTTCGGGAAGCCGCTGCCGAACGGATCGACAATTAGCCGTACTCGTTTATCATAGCGTTTCCAATCTTCAGCATTCACGTTATAACCACCTTATCAATATTCTTTTGATAATATTATACTACAGAATTTGACAAGGCTGTGTGAAAAAAGCCCACCGGTTAATCCGATGCCCTTTCGTTAAGTCTATTCTGTTTTCTCGCTCCCGGACAGCGCCGCATCCGTCTTAACCTCCGCGGCCTGATCTGCTCCGGTCTGTGCGGCTTCAGCGGGTGCGGGGTCAACCGTTCCAATAATCGGCGCACTGAGCTGCGTGATCGATGCCGCCCCGGCGCTGGCAGCATCCACGAGGCCCTCACCGATGATGTAGGCTACGACGGTTGCACCGGCCATAATCAATGCAGTGATCTGCGTCGCCTGCGCCTCGGTGCCACCCAGGGCGACGACAAGCAACGCGGCAAACGATACGATTGCCGCCCACAGTTTCCGGGATGTAAGTTTCCGTTTCCAATCGATTTTCATATGTATCCTTCTTTCCTGCCGGGTTGACCGGCTATTTTAATATAAGTGCCAGTATTGCAGTTACCAACCCTCCGGCCAGTGTCGTAATAATCGCTTTTGTAAGCCAGTCCCATTTTTGCCCGGGCTGAGCGGTGATAGCTTTGACGTCTGATTTTATCTCTTTGACGTCGCTGTCCAGCCCGTCCACCTTTGTGCTGACTGTCGCTACTGCTGCCGTCAGGCTGCGGATGTCTTTGATTTCCTGCTCCATGCCATCAATACGGTGGTGAGCTGATTTCGCGCTGTCCAATGCCTCCTGTGCAATATCCGTCATGTTTTACCCTCGCTTATATAATATTCACCACAAACTGCTTGTCACCGTTAACATAGATTCCCGTGCCTGTACCCGGCTCACCCACGGCCACAATGTAGTACAGCCAATCGTCGCCCTGGGTAACACGGTGCAGAATTGTTACGACGCCCGGCGTACCGTCGGTAACACGTGGGGCTTCTTTTGTTGTGATTTTGACCTGATACGCCTTCCCGTGCTCAAGAGTAATTGGCATTGTGGTGTCGCAAGTGTAAGATTTGACCCCAAAGTCCCGATAAGACACATCCATATCAAGTCCATTGCTGGTAACACCGTCTGCCTCGCCATCACTCGCATACTGCCACATGTCGCACAGCGCGGACCGGTCGGTATTGTCCGGCGTCGCCTTGCTGTACCATGCCATCCAGATCGGGATGCCTGCAGCCTTGATACGGGCGACGTCAAGATACTTGGCAACGTACAGCCAATTGTAATTGCTGTAGATCATTGGCTGGTATCCGGCAGCCTTAATCCTCGCGCAGAAGTCAAGCACCATGTCGGTCAGCTTGTCCCGGCCCATTGAAAGCAGATCGTTGTGCTCCACGTCCACGGCGACCGGCCACGTAATCCGATATGGCTTAATTGCTGCCAGACAATCCCGTACCTGATCGGATACGCTCCCCGTGCGGAGGAAGTGATATACCCCGATCGGCAACCCTGCGGAAATCGCGGCCGCAGCGTTGGCCTTGAAACATGGGTCTATGTAGTTGACTCCCTCGGTCGCCTTGAGCATCACATACTGGATACCGGCTGCCTTGACGCGCTTGAAATCAGGACTCCCCTGATACCTGGCAATGTCAATTCCTTTTATCATCATGCGAATTCCTCCCCTGTAATCGTCTGAAACTGCTCCGGTGTAATCTGGCCGTATGGATTGCTGTCAGTCTTTACGGCCTGCCGGAGCTGATCGATCGTTACCCACTTGCGGGTAAAAGCAAGTGACCAAAATGCCATCAGGATGCACCTCCTTTCGCCGCGATATTTTCAAGTTGTAACTGCGCCACGGTCGCGCCCAGCGTGTCTACTGTGGAATTAAGCTGCATATTATCCAGCTGGAGCTGTGCGGCTGTCTGACCTAAGATATCATTCTCGGCCTGTAATTCATTGATTTTTTGCAGCAATTCCGGGTTGATAATCTCGATTGAATTGATGATGAACCAGTAATGGTACTTGCTATCCTCCTGCCACTCCCGGAATGGCGACACGTTGTACCGCTTATCGCCGTCCTCAATGACAGAGCCGTAAGATCGCTCCGTGTCGCTCTGAATCATAAGGACTTCCGTCCACACGTTGTTAAGATTAATATAATTAGTTATCATAATTCACCTCACAGTACGGTATAACAGCCGTTACCATCGACCGATAGCGAGCAGAGGACGGAAGAATCAAGGACGCAGAGCGGGCGAACGCCATATGTCCCACCGTTGTACGCATCGACATACGACTGTGCACCAGCGGTATTTACGGCCCTAACTATGCTTGTATAACTGGTCGATGTGGAACTGTGCGGAGTGCGGAGCAAATAGTTTGCTACTGGACTTGAAATCCGACTCGCATCATCTGAAAAGGCTGAAAGCTGTGTCCCTTCCGTATATCCAAATCCCGTATATCCAACCTCGGTTCCAGATGGTAGCCATATCCTTGCGGTGATCGTTTCGGTCCCGCCGCCGTCTAACGAAGGGATTCCGACCGTGACCGTTTTGGTTTTAAGGTAGTTTTTTTCTTTTGTACTGAATCCGTTGAGGAAGCCCGCCTTCGAGCTGTAGGGGTTCGCCGAAACAACGCTTGTGCTATCTGGGGCTTGATCTGCTGAGTGTTGCGCAGTGTACCATGAGCCAGCACCCGCATCAGAGTTAAGCCATTGATGGATATTGCTGTACTTATATCTATTGTTTCCTTTACTTTGACGGTTGGAATCGCTATTCAAAGGTTCCATCGCGTCAAAAGCATATGTACCCACCACTCCGTTTGAAATCAGAGTGATATCATTACCCGATTTATTGACTATCTTTTGTACAATCGGGTTTCCGGACGGATTTCCGGAAACAGAACCAAACTTAATTTTTGTTCCGACCGGAAAACTCCCCAGCGTATATCCGGCTTGCGGCGTCATGGTCGCAACACAATACTCGGTCTGGTATTCGTGCTTGCTGTTATACGAAAACGCACGATAATAATACTGTGTGCCGTTCTCCAAACCAGTGTCGGTGTACGTCTGCGCAGTTCCTTGATATATCTTCGTACCGTCACCCGGCTTCGCAGGATAACTGCCGGTCTTGCGGACAATCAGCACACCGGCGAAATTTTCATCAGCCGGGTTGCTCCATGTGAGTTTTACGGACGCGGCTCCAATAGTTGCATAAAAATTGCTTATTTGGGCGGGAAGCGTTCCGTAGCCGCCCCCGCCCTGCGCTGTATTAATAATCAAGATACATCCCCCCTGATGGTTACTGCAATCGGTATGTCAATCTCAGGCTTATCTCCGTCCGCCAGCAATGTAATGCTGTCCGTACCCTGCCCGCCACCACGTATCAGAGCAGCCCGCCACGCCGCCCACTGCGCCGCTGTTGCATCCGTTGTCGGCTGGACCTCTATGCGAGTCGGCTCCGGCTTCGCGCCCGCTACAGTGACCGTGATGCTATACGGGGATTCGGTGCCTGTCCAACCTGAGGCCGGGAGGGGTGCGGTGGCGAGGGTGGATTTATCAACAGTATCGGCGAATCCGGCTGCAATTCGCCCTTCAAGATCATTCATTTCCGTAGCATTGAATTTATTTCCCTCGGCGGTTATGGCACCTTCTGCGCGGGTCACGTTGTATGTATCTGTGATCCCCGTACTATCCAAACGGCGGCGGTTTGGGAATTCAGAAAGCCGGTCAACCCATGTTTTTATGCTGAATGCCATATCTTAAATCACTCCAATCAGCTGGCCGGAATAAGCTTCTCCGGCATACATCACATTGCTCTTGTTTGCGTCGTACAGCGCTTTCAGGTCGTTCAGAATCCGTTCTATGTCGTTTGCCTTATGGTATTCGTTCAGCGGCACAGGCGGCGTGTTGGGGGTTGTCTGATACACTATGTAGGCCGTCCGGAGTGTTTCAATGTTGCTTCTGATTCTCTCCATTTCGGAAACGGTGGGGAAGTCGGTACGAGCCCATTCCCGGGTACTGATGGTGACACCAAAGATGCCGGCCAAGTATTCACAATCCTGCTCAATGCGGTTCAGGTCGTCGGCGTTGTAGTGGCCTTTTGCCGTTTTATTCGCTGTGTCCGATTCTGTCCTATCGTAAATTGGTTGTATCCACATCACAGCACCCCCATATTCTGCCCGGCGTAAAGCTCACCGGCATAATAGGCCAACACGATATCTTTCCCGTTGCTGAGGGTGGTGATCTGCGCTGTAAATCCTCCAGTCAAATCGATTACCATCTTTTCGATTGCGTCCATCGTATATCCGGTGCCGGTAGGACGCTGCAAGGCAACCTTTTCGCCGGACTTCTCTTGATCAAGAATGATTTCAACCTCGGTCTGGAATCGGAGCTGGTAGTAGTCAAACAGCGACTTTGCGATATCCGCAGCATTACCGCCGGATATCAGCGTAGCCTGTTCGATTTTAATCGGGTTACGAATTGCGCCCGCCGGCAGCTTATCCACACCGTAGTTATAGACGTACGTCTGATCAGTATATTTTTTGCCAGTGAGCGTTACATCTCCGTCAGCCAGGACAGAAATAATCGCGTAATTCGTATGCTGCTCCGTAATCGTTGCGCCGGTCGCGGACAACTCCGCGTATGCCGCATCGAAATCAATTTCGTACTGGCCGGCCGGATACGTTCCGTTGATGATCTGACTTGATTCCGCGCTCAGAACATAATTATGAGCGGTCATTTTTACGTCTGAAACATAAGAAAGCAGTTTGGTTGACCCGCCGTCGAATTTACGGCTGCGCGGAATGATTCTGCCGAATGACTGAGTGCCCCTATAAATCCGGATTGTATCGCTGCGGCTGTCGTCCACAATGGCACCAAGTGCAAACGCGACCTGCTGCAGCGCTTCGCGGTGTGTGCAGATTTTGATCCACCCTGAGAGAGGGATGGATTTCAGCTCCTCCGCGATTCCGTATTTTGTGAATCCAGCGGAGGCCATGATTTCGTCAATGATGTTTTCTGCTGGCTCGTTGTTGTAAATCCTGCCGCCTCTGAATGTAGTTTTATCGATCTTTCCAACGGAATCGTAAGCTGTGAATTTCCCGCTATTTGAATCCGCACTGTCCCAGGTATCAAGGAAGAATGTCCCAAACTGTGTTGTTCCGGCATCGTCTACACGCCGTATATTAAGCTCCTGAGACTGCTGAAATAATTTGAACATACCTTGCGGGTTTATCAGATCAAACGCCCCTGCGGAGCTGTGGAGCGTAAAATCAGCGGTGTTGATCGATATTGTGTTTGACACCGGATCGACTTCCTCGGTGATTGTACAGTCAATTACGTCCTCATCGATAAAATCTTTAATCACACCGTATTTGATATCTGCCAGTTTGATGTAGCGGTACGGGTGCAACGTGTGGATGAACTCAATTTCGATCTTTCCGAAGTCCTCCACGCTGCTGTCACAGAAGTAATAGAGCGCATCCGGGTGGAATGTCTGAGATAAAACCATTTCTCCCGTCAGTGTAAACCACCGAACTTTTATTTCATCTGGGTAATCATCAAGGAATGTCAGAGTCAAACCGGCCGCGGTGTGCTGCTCGGTAAAGTTGATTGTGATTTTGGGGTTTTCCGTAAAGTTCCCGTTTTCATCAGACTGCGAATTGCTCCAATACCCCATGCTCTGGGATCCCGGAGCGTCCGGGAAGGGGGGGAACGATCCATCAAGCAGGAAAAAGTTATCTTCCAATGTGGCGTATTTCGGAATGGACATATCGTTATTTTTCAGCTGTGCCATGTCCACAAAGCTTTGCTTATCATCCGAGGACAATTCGCTTTCTTCTTTTGCAGTCACGTCGAGCAGTTTCAATGTAATAGCGGTATATTCCATTCCGATCACTTCCTTTTATGGTTTCCGCGCCGGTGACTTCGCGGTGAATTTGACGGTGAGATTTTGCCAATAACTGCGTTCGTTGTAAATCCGGAGCAGCTCGTCACCAAGGCTGGAAAAATACGAGATGAACTGATAATTTCCGGTTTCATCCGGGACGATTACCGTGTGAAATTCAACCGGTTCGGAGAGTTTTTCCCACAATCGCGCGTACTCTTCATGATCTGTGGTGACTCCAAATTTCACAGTGTAATTAAAATACACGCCAATTAATTTGCGCTGCAGGTCGCCGTCTTCGGTGCGCTTTGCGTATTTGTCCAGAAAATCGCCGGTCCGTTTCACGCTGATAACAGGGACATTGAACGTGATGCCGTCAAGGATAACGTATTTGCTTATCATCAGCGTCCGCCTCCTGTTACCATCGATACACCTACACGGTTTTGTTCCCTTGTTATTTCAGGATTGAGAACGCGGACCAGGGCGCCCATAGTGCCGCCAAAATTAACATTGATATTCTGGTTTGCCACGACTTCGGCAACAGCCTGCTTGATTGTTTCAAGCGGGGCCTCGATATTCGTGCCGTGTTTCTGATCTCCTACCATGGCAAGATACTGATTATTTGGCGGAATCACTGCGCCGTTGGCAAGACGAGGAATAGAAAGCCGGCCCATTTTTGGAATATCAAACCCGAAAGACTGCCCCCTCATATCCCCAAAAATATCCCAATCTGGAATGTCAATATGAATACGGTTCAATAAGCTAATGATAGCGTTAATTCCATCAATAAAACCGTTGATGAATCCTTCAACCAGCCCAATCATAAAATTAATTGAGGATTTAAACCCGTCTTCAAGGGGGGTAAGCACATTATCCTGAAACCATTTTGCAGATGAATTCCATGCATTTTGAATCCATGCCCATGCTGCGGCGCCAGCTTCTTTAACTTGATTCCAGTGTGTAATCAACAGCACCACAATGGCGATGATTGCGGCAATGGCGAGGATCACAAGACCGATAGGGGAGGTAAGGAAAGCGACAGCCGCACCGAAAGCAGTGGTTACGGTAGTGGCAATAACGCAGATTGCGTTCCATGCGGTCACTGCAGCCGTAGCCGCCCATTGTGCAACGGCATCGGCTATTTTGGCGGCGGTTGTAACTGCCCACTGGGCTGCGTTGGTAAGCAAGGCCGCGGTACTCTGCGCTACACTGACTACGAAATCTTTTGCATACATGGCGGTCAGTGCAATTGTTTCAGCCTTGTCTGTTAATTTGGCAACAGTCCCGGCAACTACGGCTCCAGTGATACCCGTCAGAGCAGCGATTACTCCGCCAGACATTTGAACAAAAGCTAATACTTCCGTGAGTTTCCAGGCTGCAAAGAACAGACCAACCGTCACTGTCATCCCTTGAACAAGTCCTTGATTTTTACTAATCCAATCAGAGATATTACTGAGCGCATTCTTAATGTCAGTTAACACCGTGGTGATGACTCCGCCTGTCCATTCAGCAAGAGGCTTTAAAAATTTATCAAAGAGCCAAAGAGCAAGGGGCTGCAGAGCTGTTATTATACCATTTAGAATGCTAATTCCACTTGCTAAAATATCGAGAAACGCAGGAACCACGTTGTTATCTTCCCAAACTCCGATAGGCATTAGAACGTTTTCATAGAACCATAGTAGACCCCCGCCAACGTTGATTGCGAAAGGTGTGAGTGCTTCCCAAACATTATGCAAAGCAGTATTAATTTTACCCCAGTCAATTTTCGACAATCCATCTTTCCAGGCGTTAATAAATCCAGGCAGACCAACGCCAAGCGTCCATTTCCCGACTGGTACTAAAAAACTGTTATAGAAATCAAGTAAACCCTGCCACGCAAACCCACCAAGTCTCTCAAACTCTGTCCACAGCCCTGCTAAAGCAGCTTTCGTAGGCTGAAATGCGGCAGCAATATTATTCAGAATTCCCATAATAGTATCAGCTGCCGTCTGCACTGCAGGGCTGACGGTAACACCTGCGCCAAGTTCTCCACCGGTTGAGATATCTCCAGTTCCTGTACCGACCCCGCTTGCCGCGTCTGCTGCGTCAGCCGCACTGGAAGCTGTGTCTTTTTGTAGTACATCCAAATCATCGAACGAGGCCGTCGCGCTATCTGCAGCTTTTGACTGCTTTTTTAGCGCATCGGCTGTTTTATCGGTTGAATTTGCAAGGCTATTCTGTGCCTTCGCAGCTGACTTAGTGGAATCCGCAATAGCGTTTGTCTGTGTAACCTGTTTGCCGAATATTGCGGTAGTAACCTGCGCAAACAGGTTAAATACTTTGGTGAGGGCATTGATTATCGCATTCAAGCTGGGTAAAACTGCTTGAGCAATCGGGATCAAAGCATTACCGAGAGCAATTTTGAGATTGTTGAAATTATAGGTAAGTTTTAAAACTTCGCCAGAATAGGTATTGGCAATTTTCGCAGCGTCGCCGGTCTGGAAACGTGTTTCCTGCATTATTCCGGTTACTTCGGCCTGAATTTTTTGCTGTTTTGTTAGGTTCTGTACGCCTACGCCAATACTGGCAGCATAATCAGCCCACATAACAGAAACATTCTTAGTTACACCGGCATTGTCGACCAGAATAGAGTTTTCGTTTTTTAAACCCTCGGTTGCAGAGGATACCGCTTGGCCAAGAGTAAGGCTCGCTTGCCTGCCAAATGCCGCGCTGTCTTTCAGGGCGGTTAAGGTAGATTGAATCTGCGGGTCAGTGTACCCGCGCATTGCGAGATTCTTATATGCGGTAACTGCATCAGTGGCGGGAATAAGACCATCAGAAATGTAATTCTGCAAGAATTTGTTTGCTTCCGCAAAGCTGCGCCCTTGACCATCTACGATGCTTTTCAGCCCGATCATGGCATTTGATAGGTCTGTGGACGCTTTTACAGAAGCCTTTCCGAAGTTGATGAGTGCTACAACACTAAAAGCTATTCCAATGGCAGAGGCAAGCCCCATCATAGAATTTTTGATCGCATCCAGTCCCGAGGTAACAGATTTTATCCCCTTAGTCATGCCGGACGAATCCAGTCTGGTATTTATTCTGATTGAGCCGTCATATCCGCCGCTTGACAATAGTACCACCACCTTATAAGTCAACTTTACCGCATATATACAGGCGGTTGTCCGCAAGATCATTTATTTGGATATTTGAAATTCAGAATAAAAGTGGTATTATATGGTAAAAGAGTAGGGAGGGGATATCTTGGATAAGACGCTAAAAGGAACTTTTAGGTCAATTACGATGTCTGATAAATCTGTAGTCATATCTAAAAACAGCGGTTCGATAATCAATGAAATTGAATTTTCTGATATGGCAAACTTTATTTTTGAAAAAGGGACCGCTTTTAAGTATGGCAGGTTGACTATCTGCACTTTGGATGGTCATGGGTACAATGTTAATCACGGAAAAGCGGCATCCGATAAAAACAGCATCGCGTTTAATTCATCCGATGCAAATGAGTTTGAATTGTTATATTTAGAATTGAGAAATAAAGTCGATTTAAAAACGTATGAAGACTTAAAGCCAAAAACGGTTGACACTCCAGAGATAAACCCGATAAATTCTGAAACTCCCAAAAAAGAAAAGAGTTTTTGGCAGCGCGCAGCAGAAGAGGGCAGAGAGCATAATGCGGCTAAGGCAGCACAGCCCAAACAGCTATCAAAAAAAGAACGCATTAAAGAAAACAAGGCCAACGGTATTGCCTGTTGCCCTAAGTGTGGCTCTACGTCGCTCAGTGCAAACCGAAGAGGATGGAAATTAACCACAGGATTATTGGGGAGTAGCAAGATCATTGTTACCTGCATGAACTGTGGTCATCACTGGAAACCATAAAACAAAAGCTCGCGCCAATCAAAGCGCGAGCTTTTCCATAAATTCTTTTTCGTCTTCGCTCTCCGGCTGTGGAAGGGCGAACCGGCGCTTCATTTTGTTGTACGCCGCTCTTGTTTTTTTGTCCATCCCGGAAGTATCCGCCGAACGGTACCCGACGACCTGTGTAAATGCGCATTCGCCTAAATCTGCCATCATAGCGACAAACCGGAACCAGTGCATACGCTCACGGTCAATGTCAATTCCGTACATACGCCGGAATCCAGAATATAACCGACCGGAATCATACTCAAATGAGTAATACGAAATTCCATCGGACTCTTCCTGGTCTTCGCTCTGCTCTGTCGAGTCAGCTCCGCAGCGCATGAACCACTGCAAAGCCTCATATGCCGTTTTATAATCCGGAAGTCCGTTGCCGAAAAGCAGATTAAACGCAATTTCGAGCCGCTCGTATGGATTCAGCTCTTCGTCGGCCAGCGCCTGAGATATCTGAATCCCGATGCGGTAATCAGTGCGGATAAGATACCCTTCGTATTCCTCTGGCAGCCGGTCAAGCAGGATGTTAAACATTCCCGCGCCGCCCCGCCGAATACTTCTTCATCTTCGCCGCACGCTCTTTTCCGTATTTTTCGAAATACGGCTTCAGCTGGTCAAAAAATTCGGCGTACAGCTCGATACCGGGAACGATATCGCCAAATACTTTTCGGCAGGTATCCGGCCCAAAAATGCGGTCGACCTCAGACCGGAAATATTGATGGATTTCAAGATTAAGCTGCGTACCGGCCTTTGCTCTGGCCGATTCCGAGTCGGTGCTGTTGTCGATTTCTTCGGCACGTTTTTTATAGTCTTCCTGCCGCGTTTCGAAATCTTCCATCATGGAAAAGAATCGTGTCGGAAAGGTTTGATCACCGAACGGCAGCGTAATGTAATCTCCGTCGTCGTTCACTTCGATTTTGATCGCACCGGTATTTACTCTGATACTGTTAGGCATGAGTTCCATCCCTCCTCAATTAGGTTGCAGTGAAAGTTTTTGTGGTCGGATTGAATGTGCCCATGGTCCGTTCCCCGGTAAAATGAAGCGTGCAGGGAGCATTTACACCCTTCGTGTCGCCGCCGAACCCGGTCAATTCCACAACCGCGGTCTGCTCCCACGCGACATAAGAATTCTCGCCGTCGGTTTTGTACATCTTGACAAAGAGAAATGTACCGACCACGTCGTCAAGGATTGCGTTGGTTTCTTCCAGATTGTCGAGGAATTCCGGGAACTTCTCGCCGCCGTGGATATAAATCGGGTCGAGGTCCATAGACTTTTCATAGCCACTCAGTGTGGTTTCCGCCGCGCCGGTAATATCGTTTACGGTATCCACGGTTGCGTTTGGATTGATGCTGGCGTCTTCAATACCTTTGCCGATCAGCTCGTAGGCCGGGGTTTCACCAGGCGTTTTGAAGAACACAGCAAAATCTTTTCTTTTTGCTTTTCCTGCAACATAAGTAACTGCCATATTATCCCTCCTGTTCATATTTCAGGACATATAAGCCCTGATAATCTTCGTTTCCCGCGTCGTCGCGGTATGCAAGTCCGGGCGTGCTCGTCCGGGATACTTCTGTTACGATCCGCCCGGCACCGATATTCGGAAACGCTGCTTGCTGCTCCATCCATTCGCCAAAATCGTTCAGAATCGATTGAGCATTCAGACGGGCGTTGTCGTCTTTCGGCAGAACACGGTAGACAATTGCAAACGGGTATTGCGCTTCGTAGCTGCCGTCTATGTATTCCGCCGTCTTAACCGCTCCGGCCAGACCGCCCATGCTCATTGCAGGGCCGGCTTTAGGCAATGACTGGAAGGATAGCTTTTTAACGCCCGCAGGAAGCTCAGGAAATGAATTAAGCCAGATAATCAACGCTCTGGATATTTGCGTCTGTTCCGCTACACTGAGCGGCGTAGGCTCTACCATCATCCACCTCCTGCGAGTTTTTTCGCACCGTTAATCCAAGTCTGTTTATGCACTGCTTTGGCCGCTTCAAACCACTGCGCTTGCGCCTGTGGATGACTGCTGCGGTCAAAATCGAAACTCAACCCGTAGTACATTTTACGAGCGTATGGAGCGATATAATCGACTTCTCCGCTGCCAATATCCGTACCCAGCTTTGCAGATAGATCCAACTCCCCGGTGCGGAACGGCACAAACGGATCACAGTCTTTTATAACCTCGTTGTCAAGCCATTTCTGCGCTGCCGAGTATTGCCCGTTAAAGCGCATTATTTGTGGATTCCATTCAATTTTGACGGTCCCGGCTTTTGTTTGTACAATGGAACCGCGGGGAGTGGTAAGAAGAGGATTGTCCGCCATCAGTTCGCACCAACTTTCCAATGTTGCAGGCCGCCGAAGTCGAAAGTATCAACCGTAGTAATCTGGTACACGTCGCTGTATTTTGTTTTCAGCGTTTCCGGGTCGATATCCTCATCAGTTACAGCGCCTTTCACCACAATGTCACCCTCACGCAGCGTCCAGTGACCGGCGCGGTTTTTATCCCAGTCAATGAGAGAGAGATAGCCGGTATGTCCGTCAAAAGGAATTGTAATCCTTACGGTGTCCGCGTCTTTCAGACCGGTTGTGTCCACGTTGGTGCCTTTGGAAGAAACGAACAGCACGTCGGTTAATACGGTGCGCTGGTACCCGGAAGTGTAATCATCGGATTCGTACTTGTTGTATAGCGTGATTGTGTGGGGAAACATTACGTGTTCCTCCTTTTGAAATAGAAATAAGCTATAAAAGCCGCAATCCCTATTAAAAGAGAAATCGATCCCGTAATTATTTTGTAGTGGATATACCACACAATTAAATCATTCATGTTCACCACACCCCCGCATAAAGCAATCCGGTTCCGTAAAAATACGGTTCAATTGCTTCCAGAATCCGCGCATTGTCAGATTGGTTCATACTCTCAGATCGGAAATAACTTTTAGACCACGAATCAACTGATTCTGATGTAACCGTCTGCCCTGAGTGCTCACGTTCGATCTGCTGAATTACCTCGGCCGCCGCGCAGGTTGCGTCTTTCACGTCGGTGTTATCGGCTGTCGCACGGTCATGGGTAGCGCCCCGGATAAACCGGGATGCCTTTAAAGCCAGACCGGGGAAGTCGGCCTCACTGACGGCGCTGCCGTGATATGTACCTGTGTAGTATGCATAATCGACATACGCCGTCATGAGCCGTTACCTCCTTTATTCTGCAGGTTCGTAGGTTTTCTCAAAAATATCAGGCTTGCAGGGATAAAGCTCACCATTTACGCCGCAGATGATGAAATCCCCGGTGCTGGCTGTCATTATCCCTTCAAGTGTTTTTATTTTGAGAGTTCCATCTTCTCCGTAAAAAAGCTTTCCGCTTTGCCTTCCATTGATTATAAAATCAGGTGCTCCGTTTAATACGTTAGGCTTATACAGCGGAACGTTGTACTTAAAAGCCTCAATCACAACTGGCCTTTTTCTGTACTTAGCCATGAGGGCCTCCTTAACCGTTTGTGATAAGAGCCGCCATCGGGATTGCTTTCGGGTCAAACTTGATCGCCCAGTTTGCCGCGGCTGTGAGCTGTGCATCTGTGGGGGAGCCGCTGAAACCGGAAGAAGGAGGAGTAAAGCTAAATCCGTTCGGGTGGAAGGTCTTCCGGGTACGGGTGTAAAGCGTATCCTGTCCGCCGTTGGTCTTAGGATCGCGGAACACTTCGGAAGGATGGTCAACACGACCGGGAGCCGTGCGGATTACACCGCCGCCCAGCAGATAGGTAGTGTACTTCACAAGGTCCTTGTTTTCGCCGCTGCCGCCAACGGGAGCTGCCGGAACGCCGTCATCGATAATAACGGTATAGCCGTTCGCGTTGGCAATCGCAAGCGAGCGCTGTACACCGTTTGCGTCGGTCTGCTTCCAGTATTCAAGCACCTGCAGGTTTTCAAGCGTCTTTGCGACGTTAGAGTGCATAATTGCGAGGCTGAACAGAGATTTGTTATCACCCATGGCCTCAGTTGCGAGGTCGTTCAGATCGGTAACACCGATCTTATACGGTGTAGCGGTTGCGGAACCAAGATCAACAACATGGTTATCGTGCCATTTCTTAGCGTTACCGGACGCACCGGTCACGGCAAACACACCGGCCAGAATCTGCAGCAGACGGATTTGATCCTGCTTCTGCCAGTAGGTGGCGATATTGCGGGTAATGTTACCCATCGGGTCAGAACCGGTCAGTTCGGCCACAAAATTGCGGGCCGTGAACCCCTTGGCGCGCCCGAACACAACGCCGGACTGCGAATCGCCGGAAGTCTCGGCGGTGTTAATATCCGTCTGGCCGTCGTAATTGTCAGGGTCACCGCTCAGCACATTGTAGAACGGGATCGTGTAGAAATTACCGTCATTCTGAATCATGGACGCAATCTGTGAATCTTCCACAAGGGCGCCACTGTTCAGCATGGCGGTTTTTACGGGATCGGGTGCTTCGCTCCAAGTTTGATTAAAGAGCTCCTCGTCAAACGGGAAGCCAAGAAAAGTACCAGGCATATGTTGTTACCTCCTATTTTTGTACCAGCCCTTTGTAGATTTCGGGCTGCTCTGTTTTGAGTTTCAGTTTTTCCATGTAGGTCATTTTTGTGAACGCTTCTTTCGTGATTTCCGGCAGCGGCTTTCCAGTGATCGGGTCCGTAAACTTCGGCGCCGGTTTATCACTTGCAAAAGCGCTGGGGTCGTCAGCCTGTGCCTGTTTCAGAACATCATCAAATCCAACCAGTTTCCCGTCATCCAGTTTCAGCTGCTTTTCTTTCAACAGAGAGAGGAAAGCGGTCTTTGCGGCCTTGGAAGTGAATTTCACATCGGCCAGGGCTGATAAAGCGGCATCGTTGTAATCACGATCGGCAAGCTTCTTCTGATAATCCGCTTCGGAGGTCTCGTATTTTGCTTTCCAATCATCTGCGGCCTTTTTGATTCCATCCACATCAAGACCCTTAAACTGCTCGATCTGCTTATTCGCATCGTCAAGCTGCGCCTTGTACGTCTCGGCGGCTGTCTTATGCTTTTGTACGTCCGCGTTGTACACTTCGGCAGGCTTGAATTGCTTCGGAAATTCTGCGGTCAGCTTGGTTTCCTGCTCTGCGGTCAGTTCGATTCCGCAGCCGATCAATAATTCTTTGATGTTCATAAATACCCTCCATACATTTTTATACAGGTCTGTGCCTGTCAGATTGGCAGTATATACCGACTGCGGCGGTTCTTATATTTACAGTGTAGCGCGGAAATACAGGCGGTTGTCCGCAACATTAACATAGGAAGGGAGCATTACTATGCCGAATCAGACAACACGAAATTTTTTATTGCTGTTCAAAAGGGGAGAAAGGATAAGCGATATTTTTTTATTAAGAAAAGGGTTTACCCACAATGAAATCAAAAAATATAAATCTTGCGGATATATCGCCCAATGTGGGATAAATTCATCCAGAAATAACTTATATGTCATTACCGACTTAGGAATATCCGCCAGAGACAGTTAAAAGCAGAGGGCTAGCCCTCTGCTTTTTTTCTTGCCGCCGCCGTCGCCCTGCTTGCCTCGCTCCGGCTGAATCCGGGTATCTGTGTCCGTTCAGCCTGTGTTTTGAGCCTGTTTTCGCGGCAGAACGTTTCATATTCGATGCGCTGCCGTTTCAGTTTTACGGCCTGATTCTGATAGTCTTCTTTCAGCTTGGCAGCCACGTCACTCGACGCCGTCTTACTGGCCACGTCGGTAGCGTTCAGCTCACGCTTTGTGTTCCTGATCCGGCGCTCCATGCCGCGCTGCTTTTGCGATAGGTCATAAGCCTTTTTGACTTCCTCGGGGTTATACTGCGTTTCATTAGGTTCAGATATTCCCAAAATGAACGGAGAAAATGAATGTCTGCAATTTGCCCCACACAATCCGGTTACTGTTCCGTATCCAGTGGCATCAGAGAGCTTACGGTATTTTGTGCTTTTGCCACTTAAACTATATATTCCGCCTTGCCATCTGGCATGATCTGGACGAGCATTTGCATGCTTTGTTGTTTCCACAAGATCACAGCCCATTTCATCCGCACGCGCTTCGGTCAGCTTTGCGGCACCCTGATTAACGCCGGTCAACACTGCACGGCGTACCCCGGCTTCAACACTGATACGGGAACCGCTGGCATAATCAATGACCTGTATACCGTCTGTTGCGGTCTCTCTGACAGAACGAGAAATAGCAGATATGTAATCACTCATACCGCTTGATATTTCCATGTATGCCTTGTCCGACGAGGCAAAGAAGGTCTTTTGAGAATCGAGGGCAATTGATCGTGTGAATTTCTGCAGTTCTCCGTTTGTCTGCCGGTATAAGGCTTCAAGCACAGAGAGCATTTGCGGCGATTGGCTGATCGGAATGGGATTGAGCCCGGCGCATTTATAGATTGAATCATCGAATTTTAAGGATTGCGTACCGGCTTCTTCAAACAGCCGTTTAACTTCTGCCTGTGACATACCGGTCAGCTTTGAAACGCGCTTTAAGATTTCCTCGTAATGTAATCCGGCTTGCTGCGCCTGCCAGATTTGGAATTGCGCGGTATCGGTAATGGTGCCCATCTTTGCGATTCGTCGCGCTATGTCGGTCACTGCGAATGTCTGAAGCTGCTCATAAATTTCAACAATGCGGTCGGTGCAGTTGAATAAGTAATCGGGGGTGAGCATTATTCCTCACCCTCTCGGTCATCTAAATTCAAGCCTCTCGCCGCGCTTTCCTCCTGAGCTTCCCGGTACAGCTTGCGGGCCTCGTCCTTACTCATGCTCTCGTAGTTCATTGCGTACCAGTAAAACGGCACTTTGCCCTGCAGGACCATCTGCCACGCTCTGGCGCGGTCTTCGGTGACATTGACGGACAGATCCCGCATAGAGTAGTTTTCTTCATATGCTCCAGCCGGCGCCAGATTGTACAATGAAGCGTATGCATCCAGTCCATAGGCAAGTCCGCTTAGTGCGGTTTTCAGTGCTTTCTGGATATCCGTTGCCGTGGAAATAGTGCGCTGCTGGTCAGCTTCTACCTGTGTCGCTGTGACCATGCCTGTTTTTTCGTCAAAGCTAAAATATCCGTTGGAAAAGCCACATTGATTGCCAGCAATGTTGAGAAATGTCTGCATACTTTGGCGGTACTGCTCGATACGGATTTCGGGATTGAATTCGTGGTAGGTGCTCTTTTCATCGATATTGTATTCGAGTCCCTCAATCAGATCAGGAATAGGATTTCGAATCACTCTCCCTTTATCGTCGCGGCGCAGAATCTTGTCTGACACGAACACCTTCCGATCCGCTGTCTTAATTTCATGTCGCAGGCCGCGGGCAGTAAAATCAATGTCCTGAATCGTATCAATTGCTTTTGAGAAGATCGAGCAGCCGAGTGGGGAAGAACTGTCAACCTGATTTGCCCAGGGCATTTTCAAGTATGCGAACAGAGGACGTTCCAGATTGTCGATGCTGACTTCCGGCTGAATGTTCGCCCATTCCCGCACAGCGGCCAACGCCACCGGGCGGCCGATAGTTTCGGGGCTGTCACTGACGAAAGCTTTGTTGCTGATTTTGTAAACGCCGTTCTCAAACCGCTGGTACTCAAAGCGTGTAAAATACTGATTTCCAAGCTGTTTTGCAGAGGGGAAGATAGCACCGGTAATATCGCCGTTGCTGTCCAGATCAACCGGGATAAATTCACCCTGCTTTATGAAGTCCACGCCGTCACCGTTCGGTTTAAGCACCATACCGCCGAGTGCGCAGGCATATTCCAATTGGGTGCGGATCTTGTCCTGGAGAATAGACATACGCTGCTGCAGATAATCGGCGCGGGCAGAGCCGGTAATTTCGAAACTGAGTTCTATGGTTGCAAGGCGGGCGGCTTCACTGGATACAATAGCCGCGAACTGGGCAGAGCGCATTTCCGGATCGTCAGCCAGCCAACAGGCACGGCCCTCATAGATATCCTTCCAGCTTTCAACGGCCCCCATCATCACAGAGGATGCCGCAGGCTGGACATTGAAAATTTGATAGACTTCTTCAGGCGTAAACATTCTTCGCAGCATCCCCTTTATCCAGTTAATCAGGCCCATGGTATCACCGCCCTACAATACATCGATTGACTTCATTGCTTTGACCATTTTGGGTAATTGAATAGCCATCCAATCCACCATTTCCTCATTCTTTGCCCAACTGCAAGTATCAAGGCCGCTTTCGTTGAGAAATGCGTGGATTAATTCATGGCGGACAACGGAATCGCGGTATAATCGGATATCTTCTTTTTGCCGCGGATCATCTGTTTTATCCATGCGGTCAATTACGCATTTGTGAGTAGAGCTATCTGAATACCCATCGCAGTCTTTCAATTTTGGCTGTTCCTTGATGGTTGAATATTCAACGCTGTACTCTTGCCCTAATACATTGACTGTCATGTGATTACCTCCACTTGTCCAGATACCATTCGTTCCTCAGAATGGTCTGAACAAAATATCTTGTGTCGTCCATTGCATGGTCAAATTCTTTGATAACCGTATCCTCCGGTTTATCTGGGTCCCACGAATAAGACTCAAACTCCCGGATACAGTCGGTGCAGTTCTCACAAATCTGAATCTTCCCGGCAGAGAGTAGGGAAGAGACGTTCGCAATGCCGGGAATCACGTCATTGTTTGCTTTGTCCACTGGAAACCGCCCGTGCCGGTAAACCGTTTCGATGAAACTGCTGGCGGACGGGTCGACCACCACGCGATCTATGTATCGGTCGCCAGCCAACTTCTCGACCTCGGCATAATGCTCCTCGTCGGTGCGCTGCTGCTTCGTTTTGCGGCCGTCATAATAATACTCAGAGATTCGTGTCGCCACGCCGTCACGGACGCACCACAGCCCAGCAGAAAAAGGGTTAAGAATACCGTAGTCGATGGATATCCAGTACCGACCAGAGCCGCAGAATTTGGAAATGACATTCTTTTCCCGGCTGAACATGGGGTAGACGAGGCCAGTTGCCAGGCACCACATCCCGAGAATAAAGCGATTATAAAATACTCCGACATACTGGCTGCGATATCGGGCTTTGATGTCCTCTGCCAGTGAAAAGTTATCGTCCATTGTGAAGTGAAGATACAAAAGCCGGCGCTTTTTGCACCTCTGAATCCAATTCGTGTAAAACCAGTGCTGCGGCCCTTCCGGGTTGCAGTTGAACCAGAACTTCGACCCCGTCACAGAGCAGCGGGCGGTAGCTTGATTGACGAAGCTCTCTGGCATAAGCGCGACTTCATCGAAAAGAACACCGGCCAGCGTAATGCCCTGAATCAAATCCTGCGACCGTTCGTCTTTGCCGCCAAATTGATAAAAGTAATTCAATCGGTCACCACGGCGGACAACCATTAGGTTTTCTGCGCGGCGGTCCTGAACGGTATAGCCGCGGGATCGGAGCATCAGCCGCAGCCAAAACATAACATTGCGGCGCAGTGAACCGATCGTCTTGCCACAGATCGCGAAGTTTTGCCCATCAAAGGCCCCCATTGCCCACATGACATACGATAGGGACATGCAGAGCGTTTTACCCGATCGGATTGAACCGTCTGCAATAATGCCCTCTGAATCTTTTACCGGACTGCTGGGGCACCACCAGGTAAGGACCATCTTTTGTTTTGGAGAAAACGGTTTGAACTTGAAAAAACCCTGCTTAACCTGGTGCCTGAGCTTTACGACGTTGTTGGACAGCGCTTTGCGATACGCCGCGATCTGTTCATCAATCTTTGTCCAGGTCGTCATTCTGCTCCTCCCAGTCAGGGTTTGCATTATCTCCATCCTGCCAGACGTCGGCAGCCTGACTATTCAGGGCCTCCGCGAAACCATCATCTGGAATGGTGCTTTCGCCTGTGTCCTTTATGGATGATTGCGCTTTAAGCAACTCGATTTCCAGACGGCGTTTATCAATCTCCTGCTTATGCTTGTCAGCGGGGTTCATTTCAAAATAATCAGACAACCATTTTAAAGCATCCATACGGCTTTCAAGCTTTATAGCCATGCCTTGCTGCGTCTGTCGAACCTCTTTAATTACGCCTCCGTCAACCATCTGCGAATCACGGAATTGTAAAAAATCTCGCTCAGTTGAACCGGCTACTTTACCCTCACCGTCAATAATCGGAATGACTTTGGTTCCATAGTCCACAAAGTCGGTCATGTCGGCAAATGCAATATGCATGAAACGCTCGACTATATCGATGGGCTGCAGATTCATAGCTTCACGCTGACATTTCCGCAGATAGTTGAGGTAGGCTTTAATCTTGGGTTTTCTGAGGTTATCATAAGCGCTTGTCATAGCCGAGTTATAAGTGCAGCCGTACACCTTCAAATAAGCCTGAGTCGCATTCTTATTTCTGCTGTAAACCTCGCAGAACAGGCGTTCATTTTCTGTCAACGGCTCTACCAATTCAGCGGGAGGCGTTTCGGGTTTAGTTTCTTTCGTTGCGTTGCAGCGTTTTTTTGCAACGTTGCGTTGTGTTGCAACATTGCTGCCCCAGCCGCCGCGGCTTTTCCAACTGCGGACAGTTCCGGGGGATATGCCTAAAATTTCGGCGATTTCGGAAAGAGACTTTCCTTGTTTCTCAAATAATTCTCGCGCCTGTTCTTTTTTATCCAAAACCACCACCTGCCTGTGTTGGAATAATGGTGCATCACCGAGGATTTGAACCCCGCCACACTCAACGGCTATTTCCGAACCTGTGCACAGGTATAGTCGTGAGTAACGTTCCCCGAGTCACGTCAAAGTGCGATGCACATTGCCCAGCGCCCTGGGCTTGGATGATTCATTCGCTGTAATAGGCACTTTAAAAAATCATTTGGCCTTTTGGTGCCAGTGTCCGGCTCTGACCCGGTAAGCCCTCGGCGGTTGCCGTGCTCACTGGCATATAGCGCCCGGAGAAAGAGAAAAGCCGGGCGCCTTAAAAAGGGAGGATAGGGAAGGAAACTCACCCTGATTTTATTATAAATCCAAGTTGCCCGCCGTTGTGCGCGACCTGCCGGAAGAATTTACCCCGTAACCGGTTAAGCTGAGACACGCTTATGTAATAGTCAATCGATACCTTTTTTGAGTTGTCGGTTATCAAATAAGCAAGCAGCGCCTTTGAATTATACTTATCCGGCCAACATACTTCCTCGCACAATGACTGTATTTTTTCTTGCGTTTCCCGCGGAAGGTTCCGGTAATTCCTGCAGGCGTAATAGATGAGTCCCTGCTTTTCTTCCGACATATACCGTCGCATTTTTCCAAGAGACATTTGATCACCCCTTGCGTATCGTGTCAATAACTACTTTTACGATGATTACGGAAACACCACAGCAACTAATTGCCGCCATGAATAAAAACGAATCGCACAGAAACGTCAACATTTCTTATCGCTCCTTCCCAGTAAATAATCCGTCGTAACGTGGAAATAGTCGGCCAGGCAGCACAGTATGAACGATCTTGGGTCCGCTTTTCCCCGCTCGTACAGTCTCAGGGTATTCTCGTGGATGCCGACTTTTATCGATAGTTGCGGGATGGTAATTTTTTGGGCTGTGCGGAGGTGGTGGAGGCGGTCGGGGAAGGTCATGGGGCGTCAATTCCTTTCATAAAGCACAACCAGTGTGTTTTGTTTCCGCGCTTACGACAGCGGTTTCCGAATAACGGTTCTTGGCTAAACAGTGGAAGTACTTCTGACAACGGAATCCGTATCTCACTCCACTTGAATACAAGCGTTCCGTTTGGTTTCAATACTCTCATACATTCATTAAATCCCTTTGACAGCATTGTTTTCCAGTCGCCTTTGAGGCACCCGTATTTCAGCGCCATAATTGAGGTATCACCTGCATCCGGTAAATGCGGCGGGTCAAATACAACCAGATAAAAAGCATTGTCCGGAAACGGAAGATGTGTAAAGTCGCATACGGTATCTGGGGCGATCTCTATGTATCTGCCGGGATAGTATTCGTGGTACGGTACAACACGGTTATCGCAGTATTCAACACTTGGATTGTGTTTGTCAAACCAGAACATTTTGCTGCCGCAGCAGGCATCAAGTATCTGTTTTTGTTTCATGTTCTTCCCTCCTGTTCCGGCTTGCGGGCGTAGCTGGCCTTTTCCAGCACGTTGAGCGATATAAAATCGTTCGGCGCAAATTGTGAATACACACCGCAATCATCCCGAAAATGAAGACCGTTATCGCCTCTTACAAACTTGCCTTTTGAGAGCCAATACCATCCATTCCCGACCGAGCCGGTAATAATGATCTCTTTACCCCACGGTATTTCGCTGAATCTATTAATTTCTCCGACTTTTTTATACATTACACTCTCCCTTCCGGCTTGCGGGCGTAGGCAAGCAAGTCGTTTCCATACCCTTCAAGGCTTTCCCACACGTCATCTGTAAAATAAGCGCCAATATCACCATCCTCGTCAGGCTCTTGATCGATTCCTTTCAGGATTTGCCATCCGTCCATTTCTGGCACATTGGGATATACAAGATACACCGGTTCCCCGGCCATCTGCCTAAGATGTTCCAGCTTCAGCGGCTTGTTTTCCGGAGCGGTGCGGCGGTTCCATGCGGTAACAGCTTCTTCTTTGGTTCTGGCAATTCTTGGAGTTTCCACCCCACACACGCCACATGCAACGAAAAACTTTGGTCTTGACTGACTTGTTAAGGCCGTTCGGCGTATTTCAGCTTTATACCCGCAAAACGGGCACGGTTTTAATTCATCCATTTTTGATTTCCCCCCTTGATTTTTCTGAATTGTAAAATTCTTCTTGACATTTTTGTAAACCCATGATATAGTAAACAGGTATTCTAAGTGTACGAATTGTCTCACATTTTTTGTAAGCCATTCACATTGTGATGATTTACAAAAGGTGTGAGTTTTTTTATACAACAATGGATGCTAATAAATTTATGGAGGTACCTGTTTATGAATAACGGTACGGTAAAATGGTTCAACGAATCAAAAGGTTTTGGATTTATTTCCAACGATAATGGAAGTGAAGATGTCTTTGTGCATTTTTCCAGTATCATTAGCGACGGCTTCAAGAGTCTGATGGAAGGTCAAAAGGTTTCCTACGACGTTGAAACCGATCCAAAGGACAGTCGCAAACTGCGTGCTGCTAACGTACGTGTAGCCTAAATTGCTAATCCTTTCCCGGCCGCCCTATCGTGGGCGGCCTTTTTTGCTGCTAGCGCGTTCACACCTAGTACACACTTTTGCTGTATTATGTAAACAAATAAGTTTAAGGGAGATCAATATGAACCAAAACACTATGACCGTTCTGAAAAGTAAGCTTGCCGTATATAGGGTCTGCTATCAGGAGGCCAAGAAATCAAAGGATTTGAAACGCATGATTCTTCTCGGCCCTATTATCAGCGATCTTCGAGATGAAATCGGAATTCTGGAAGAATAATCTGCGGCTTCTGCTTCACGGTGGGAGTCGCTTTTTTATTTCTCCTCCTTTGCTTTCTCAATTCTTACCCGCAATGCTTTCAAAAGACTCTCCTGCGTTGTGCTTTTTCCTTGCAGCGCGTCCATGACATCCTCGTCCATACTGCCTTGTACAATCAGGTTATGTATAAATACCCGTTCTTTCTGGCCTTGCCGGTGAAGCCTTTTATTCGCCTGCTGGTAAAGCTCCAATGACCAGTTCAGCCCGAACCAGATAATGTGATTCCCGCCATCCTGCAGGTTCAATCCGTAGGCGGTGCTGGCCGGATGCGCCAGAAGGATATCGATTTTATGGTTGTTCCAGTCTGCTTCATCCTGCGCATCTTGGTACACCCGGACCCGTAAACCGGATTTAGAAAGTGCCGCAATCAATCGGTCCCGGTCATGCTTGAAATTATAAAATACAAGTGCCGACTGGCCCTGTAATGCCTCAACGACTTCCAGAAAGGCTTCGATTTTGCACTGATGGATTTCTACCGCTTTATGGTCCTCGCCGTACACGGCACCATTGCCAAGCTGCAGCAGCTTATTCCCGAGTACTGCCGCGGTGGTGGCCGTGATCTCGTCCTCGTCGACTTCCAGCAGCATGTCCCGTTCCAGCTTTTTGTACGCCGTCTTTGCTTTGGAATCCAGTTCCACTGGAATATCGTCATAAATGCAATCCGGCAATTCCAAATAGTCGGACGCTTTCATGCTTATGCAGATATCACTGATTTTGTCCTGAATGGTATCCCCGGCGCCATCCTTCGGTTTGTATGAAAACACCTGCTGTGCGTTGCGCTGATCCGGATCAAAATACCGCTGACGGAACCCGCCGATTGTTTTGCCTAACCGTTCGCCGCCATCCAGTAAGTACACTTGCGCCCACATGTCAATCAGCCCATTCGGTGCCGGTGTACCAGTCAGCTCCACTATACGGGAGATCTTACTGCGGACCCAGGTAAGGGACTTAAACCGCTTTGCCTGGTGGTTCTTGAAGCTGCTGCTTTCATCGATCACCACCATATCGAAAGGCCAGTCATTCCGGTAATAATCTACCAAAAAGGAAATATTGTCCCTATTTATCACCCAAATATCCGCGGGCGTATTCAGCGCCTTTATTCTCTGCTTCGCTGTCCCAAGGACAGTGGAAACCCGTAAGAGTTTTAGATGCTCCCATTTTTGTATTTCTTTCTGCCATGTAGCTTCTGCAACCCGTTTTGGCGCAATAACCAAAACCTTAGAAACGGTAAAACGATTGTATTTTAATTCTTTGACAGCCGACAAGGTTATAACACTTTTGCCGAGACCCATCTCAAGATACAGGCCTAATCCGGGGCCGTGGATTGGCATATTTACAATACGGTCAATACAATACGCCTGATACCCATAGGGCTTAAAAATTGCCACTAACCTCGCCCCCAGTACTTATTTTCCGCGAAATGCCTTTCTTGGGTTGCAATTTCTAAACTGGAGTAAGTGCCAATGCGGTGGCTTTTCCCGTCCGCATAAATCTGTGCTATGAAATTACCATTCGGGGACTGGACAACCCCTCTGACTCCTACAGGTGAGTCCTTCCGGACACGCTTATTGTGTTCCTGAGTTTCAACTACTGCCCAGCGGCAATTACTTGGTTCATAATTGCCATTGACATCTATCCGGTCTATGCTGTGTCTATCTGTTGGGCGTTTACCCATATCGGCTAAAAAATTAAGAAAACTACTCCGCCATCGCGGGCAGACTCGGATTCCTCGGCCCCCGTATTCAGCATAAGAAACATCGTTTTTATATTCGCATCGTTTGATCATGTTGTAGTAAGTCCTGTATTCAGGTGTCCCGGACATTCCGTGTTTTGTACAAACTGCTTTGTTATAGCAGCCACAGGAGATAATCTTACCGGTGGTCAAATGCGTCCCCCGTATGGTTTTTACATTTCCGCAATCGCATTGACAAACCCAGCGGGCCTGTCCGGATTCTGTGTTTTCTGCCCGGTTTAAAACCAGAAGCCTTCCGAATCTTTGCCCAGATAAATCGCGGACTTTACTCATTCGGCATCACCTTCTTTCTCTACAATCCATGATAAAACTGTCTACCATACCCTTGCTGTCTATAACCCATACCTGAAAACCAAGGGTTTGTAGTTTTCCATGTTGGAACATCTGCATCTTCGTGGGCGTCTTTCCCGGTGCCTTAGTCTCTACGAACACCACGCGCCCACCGGGTAGACAAACCAGCCGGTCCGGCACCCCATCGTTACCCGGCGAAACGAATTTGTATGCCTTGCCGCCCAGTTCCTTCACCCGGTCGCGGAGATACGCTTCTATCGTTGATTCTCTCATCACTTAATCCTCCAAATCCCATAGCCAGTCGTTTCCGTTATGCTTAGACACAATACCTAAATTCTTTTTTGCTTTGTGCAATTGCGACTTTGTAAATCCAATCTCGAGAGCTTTCTTTTTTACGGTTTTGTAGGCAATCGGACCATGTAGGAGTAGTTGGGTCCATAGCCATTGTTTGCAGTTCAAAATTAATTCCTCCTTGATCGCTGACAAAGTTGACAGCGTTTTCTATATGTATATACACATTAGGCGCGTTAGGCGGGTGGGTATCTGCCTAATTCTCTATTTAATAATTAATATTAGGAAGATTGTCACATTGTCACAAATGGGGTTTTACTTAGGAATAATGTGGGTTCTTTTGTAGACAAACATTGTCACAGCTTTGTCACTTTGTCACCACTAAAATTTATACCCTCGTTTTTGTCACGGCATTATCACGCGTTTGTCTACAACTTTGTCAACAGAATTTAAGGGGTCTTTTCGAAACCTCTTTGCCATTTGCAGTATCCAAACCGCGCTGCGTTTTTCATTCTCCTCCAACTTTTTTGCATGGCGATTATGGCGTTGATTTCAGCGGAATCTGAGTTCTTGATTACCCGGATATCGTTTCCCAGCGCTTCGCACCAGATTTCCAAAGCGCATACTCGGTGCCGCTCTACAAGCCGCAGATCACCTTTTTCGCCGTTGTTCCAAAACATCAGCCGCCTTTGTAAATCCCATGTATCCCAGTCTGCGGGCACCTGTTGATCGAGGAAGTCACGGATAAGCCCCTCACGGGTACTGTGTTCCCGGTGGCTCTCCTGCTCTTCCTTTGCCGCGGCTTCCAGCTCGCCGGATAAATAAAGGGGTTCCCCGAGCTTCCAGCGGGTGACAGCCTCCGCCCATAGCTGGTCTATTTCATCATCAAGGTCTTTGAATACGTTTTTTGTTGGCTGCATGACCGCCAGATCAACCGGCCAGAACCGCCGGCCACCAGTTGGGTCCCTCAGGTATTCACCATTATTAGACGTACCGAAGAACACGCAGCACCGCGGGCACTCCTGCACATGCCGTCCATAGGCCGCGCGGAACCGGTCTATGCGCTGGCTGAGGAATTGCTTAATCCGTCCGACTTCTGATTTATTGAAGGCTTCCAGTTCGCCTATTTCGACGATCCAGACACCTTGGATCAGTTCGCAGGCTTCTTTCCCTTCGAAGGTTTTCAGGCCGTCCGTGAACCACTTGCGGCCCATCTTATTAAGCAGAGTGGATTTCCCGAGGCCCTGCGGGCCCGTCAGAATCGGCATTGTATCGTATTTGCATCCGGAGTCCAGAGCGCGGGCGACGGCGGCAGTGAAGGATTTACGGGCAACGGCACGGACATAAGGCGTATCAGCTGCGCCCAGGTAATCAATGAAAAGGGTATCCAGCCGTGGAACCCCGTCCCATGAAAGACTGTTCAGATAGTCCTTGACCTCGTTATATGCATGGTTATTTCCACAAAGGCCGAGTGCGTCGGTGACCTTGTCCCTGCCAGTAATGTTATAGATTTTCTCCATGTACCAGCGGGCACCCTTGTCGTCGTTGTCGTTCCAGACACGAAATCCGGGATGGGTTAGGTCCCATGGCATGGTCTCCGAGACAATACCCCTTTTGGCGAATTCATCATAGAGGATTCTGCCTTTCAGCAGCGGATCGTTTTCGAGGATGACCAGCACATTGTCGGCCGTCTTTGCGGGAACGCCCGTCTGTGGGCTGACCTGCAGCAGTTTCATCCAATCCTTGGGCGCGGGGTCCAATTCTCCTGGCGCGGTGAAATCTTTGGTTGCTTCCTCATAGCGCTCGCGGTTCAGCAACGCGGCGACTTCGGCGTCCGCTACGGCCAGCTCGCACATAGCCGTATAGGACGGCAGGCGGTTGGTCGGTGTGCCCGGCTGCGCCGCGTCGTCTTTGTCCGCGAACAGGTGGTAGCGGACCAGGTCAAAGGCGTTGCAGAGCTTCCCGCCCGCAGGATCGGTGGCGTGGTGGCTGAATATGAAGTTACCATTGTCGTAAACCACCGCGCCGCCGGTCGTGCTGCCGCCGGTGAAGGTGTAGCGGTCGGACCCGTTGTCTACCGGCTCATAGATGCCCGGCAGGAATTTGTCCATGGCGGCATAAACGTTGTATGTACGGCAGAACGCACCGACTACGCCGCTTTTCTGTGTTGGGTCGCCTTGCTTTGCGGCAAGGCGCTTGTGAGCGTCCTGGATGCCCGGCACCTGCGGCCATGCAGTGTAATCGTGCCAGTCCGGATACAGGCCCAGAACGCCGTCAGCAGATAGAAACGGCTTGTCACCGAAAGTGTATATGTACTGGCTGTCAGAGCAGCAGGACGGCCAGTACATGAGTCGCGACGGCTCGAAGGTGGACGGGTCGCACATTTCTATGCCGATCAGCTTCGCGGCCATCCGGGCAATCGGCTCATACTCGTCGGCTGTGCAAGTGCGGTCCAGTGGCAGGATGATACGGAGCCGGGGTGCGTCCGGGGAGTGCTTGCGGGTAGAGTACACGGCATACCCGCAGCCGAGCCCGTCCACCCGGCGCAGTACGTCGTCTGTCCCGCCGGCGGGGATGTGGTCGAGATCGAGAGTGAGAATGTCCCGCCCGTCGATAGCGTTTCCCTTGCGCCGGCCGCCGCCATGGACGATGCCGCCCACGAACCCGCCGACGTCCTTCAGGCTATCCTGCTGTGGTTTATTCAGCCGCAGGTAGGCCGTGAGGGTTTCGGTACTGCGCAGAGGGGTGCGGAGTTTATCGTATAGATCAGATATGTAAAGAGACTGTGCCGGCCAGCGGGTGGCGTTGCGGCTGCCGGCGGCGCTGATGGTTATTTGTCGGTCATAATTTAGCATGGAGCGGTCACTCCTTAATCCAAAGTGTTTCTGTACGATGTTTTCCTTTTTCAGCGGTGGTTATAATCTGATCCTTCTGCCAACCCTGCAGCATGTCGTTGTATAGTTCGTTATCATACCCAGAGAGAAGGACAGGCCCCTGATGCTGTTTTAGTACTGTCAGTAATTCGACGTGATCGGCATCTGTCATTTCATAGGCATATTGCTTCTTCATCTTCCTGGTGCTGAGCAGATAAGGTGGGTCAGCGTAAATTAATACGTTCGGGCGGTTAAAACGTTCGATCAGCTCGGGTGCGGGCTTACATTCAATTTGTACCTCTTTCAGCCGGGCGACGATATTCATGATCCATTCCGGCAAACGGTTCCAATAATTGACTGCATAGCTGTTTTCGCGTCCAGCAATATCATTTTTCCAGCCGGAACGGCAATATGTACGGAAACCATGGCCCATCCATGTTTTCATCAGGAAAAGGCGGGCTCGCTCATATGGTTCTTCCGGGGATTCCGTGAAGGCGGAGTAATACTCTTCGCGGGCGTATGGCGTGGTTTCAACCAGCATAGCCAGCTTTTCAGCATCCTCTCGGATGCATCGAAATAGGTTTACCACGTCCTCGTCAATGTCGTTAATTGTTTCAATTTTGGCAGGAGCCTTGCGGAAAAATACCGCTCCGCTTCCGAAATAAGGTTCAAGATAGCTTTTATGTTCTGGCATATGGCTGATAATCCAATCAGACAAGCGCCATTTTGCACCGGGGTATTTTACAACGGTTCGGAGTTGTTGCATTAAATCAGTCCTTTACAGAATGAAGAATATGGAATAAAATGGAGAAAATGATTTTGAACCCGCTAATCTTAAATCATTTTTGAATGGGAATCTCATTGATCTAAATAGGACGGGAGCCGATATCCTCAATGTACCCGATATTAGATCCCAATATCATTCCTATATAAAGAATCATAACTTGATATTATTTTCCTTTATAAATGTTGGATTAGGTACAGCGGTATCTTGTAATATTTTTCAAGGTAAACCTAAAGACTCAGAAGAAAATGCGGGGCCTCTAAATAGTTTAAGAGTTAACCAAGAGTTTAAGGTTTATCTGCTATTCCCAACTAGCGGGGCAGAATATGACATGTTTATTCGATTTAAGGATATGCAAGGGCGTAAATACGAGCAAAATTTTATTCTAGAATATCATTGCACACACGGAGACACGAAAGAAGGGGTTGTGGTGGGAGAACTAAGTACTCCGAAATTAATTTAGCCCTATAAAATCAATCCTTAGTGTAATAGTCTCCAACCCACCCATCGGCCTTTAGGGGCAGCCCGGGCGCCCATGGTATCGGTTGGCCCATGATTTGGCAGACCGCGTCAAGGTCTGCCTTTTCGTTTTCTACGTCGATCACCACTTCGTCGTGGACATGGAACACAACGGGGTATCCGGCAGCTTCCAGCCGTTCGATGTTCTCTGCTAAACAGTCGCGGGCAATGGCCTGTACGCAGTTTTCAACGAGTTTCCCGCCGTATGTATCGACGACTTCCCATTTTTTCGTTGTCTGGTTCATTCCATAATAATGCAAGGAATCGTTGCCCCACTGGTTCGGGGATAGGAAAGGTTTGGCGTAGTAGAGCTTCCGACCGGACGGCAGCGTGATTGTTAGAAAATATTGATCGGTGCCATGGTCTCCTTCCAAAGCAAACATCAGGCCGTGTACTCCTGCGGGCCGCCCTGTCTGCACGACACCGATTGCGGTGTTCTCGACCGAATACCAAAGATCAACAATGCGCCGGTTGCTGTCCCGCCAGCGGCGGACGATATCGGGAAGGTCCTCTTCGGGGATTCCCATTTTCAGAGCACCCATGTTGATCAGTGCTCCGGCCGCGCCCTGATATCCCAGTGCGAGGGTTGCAACCTTACCTTTCTGCCGCAGGGCATATTCCGGTTCGCCTTTCACGATTTTTTCAATCGGGACTCCGAACATGTTGGAAGCGGTCGCTTCATAGATTTTGCCGTGACCGCGGAATACGTTCAGTACCCAGTCCTCACCGGCCAGCCAGGCAATCACGCGGGCTTCAATGGCGCTGAAATCCGCGTCGACGAATTTATGCCCCAGTGCCGGAGTCAGTGCAGTGCGGATGAGCTGGGAAAGGGTGTCCGGCACGCTGCCGTAAATCAGCTTCAGAGTATCAATCTTCCGGCCTTTCACAAGATCGCGGGCAAGATCGAGCATACCGCCGTAAATATGGGTCTGTGGAAGGTTTTGTGGTTGGATAATTCGCCCCGCCCAGCGCCCGGTACGGTTGGCACCATAGAACTGTAATAATCCTCGTACACGTCCATCGTCGCACACAGCGTCGGTCATGGCCGTGTATTTTTTTACGCTGGTCTTGCTGAGCTCCTGCCGGATTTCCAGAGCCCGGCGAGCATCGTCACTTTCAAGGTCGCCGCCCAGCATTGTTTTTACAGTGTCTTTCCGCAGGTCGGCAATATTTTCTCCGGTTTCTTTGGCCAACCAATTGGAGAGCTGCGCGACGCTGTTCGGATTATTTAAGCCGGTAAGCTGTACGGCCTCTTCGGTCAACGCGGAGGTTACCGTATCGGAGCATTCCAGCGCTCCATGGATCAGGTCGAGGTCAACGGCCACACCTCGGGCATTAATGCGCAGATCGGTTTCCCACTGGCGCTGCACAAAATCCGGTACGGGGAACAGCGACAGGCGGCGCTGTATCTCTTGTTCAGTGACAACGTCCTGCCGATTGTATTCTTTGAACAGTTTCCACTTCTGCGGCTCGTGGTGCGGCAACGTGCGGGTTCTGCCACCATTCCGGGCCGTGGGCATTGTGGGGGTACAGAACAGTTTAATCAGGGCTTTACCGGTTGCCAGCTTGCGCTTGTCCTCCGGCAGCCCCAGTGCTTTTCCCGTTGCATCCAGACCAGCGGTATATCCACAATACAGACCGTGGAGCATTGTGCAGCGCCACTGCTTTAGATTTTCAAAAGGATCACCGGCTATGAGATGGTTATTCCCTCGCGAGAGGCAGTACCATTCGAATGCGGCATTGTATGCGTGTTTAATGCACTCAGGATCATGTAAGGCACGGAATAGCCATCCGGGAATTTTATCGCCTTGCGTCAAATCAAGCACAACTGGCGGCGCACTATCGAGCGAATAGCCAAACAGCAGGATTTGAAAATCCGGGGACTGTACATATCTGTACAGTCCCGCTTTGCCGATCGGAACGGAAGAAAAAGTTTCGAGGTCAACGTTCAGATGATGAATCATGAGCGCGCCACCTTTGCCAGCTCCTTTTCAAGTTGATCAATTTTTCTGAGAAGACGCCGGTTTTCGGTATTGACGCGGACAATTTCGTCCGTAAGACGTTTTGAAGTCGATTCTTTGTTGTATTTATAGTTTGAAACGATTTCGCAGAGATAAACCGACTTTTTGGTATCTGTAAAAGTACTGTCAGTCTTTTCAATCTGCAAAATTACATCCGAGGTGTCGCGGATATCATCAAGAGATTTGAGGCCGAATCTGCTGTCAGGATGTGTCTTAACCATTAAATTTTCCTCCCTTAAAAAGATTTTCGGGGCGGGGCCTTGTACGATGACCCCGCGAGGAACGGGCTGCGGTGTTATCTGGTGAGTGGTGCGCCGGTGATCGGGTCAACGGCGGGATACTGCGGGTAACCCTGTGGCATATCGGGGTATGGCTGCGCCGGTGCCTGTGCGTACTGGGGGTATGCAGGGGCGGCAGGCTGCTGTGTATATTGCGGATACTGGGGGGCCGCCGGAGCTTGCGGGTACGGAGGAATATACGGAACGGATACTTGCGGTTCGGCTCCGCCGAAGTCATCTTCTGCACTGGCGCGCTGGCTACCGAGGGGCTCACCGTCTGCTGTTTTCTGGACGTTGTCGAGGGCTACGCCGATTCCCTTGTTCTGCGGGGCATTGTAACCGAAGAACGTAACGCCGACATTGGCGTACATACCGGAATAAATCTGTGTGGCGTCCAAGATGTCCTGCAGATTGAGGTCTACAATCTTGACCGGGGTTTTACTGGACGCGGTAAACACCCAGCAGCCTTTGCACTCGTCGCCGAATGGCTGGCCGTCAGAAGGCCGGACGCCGTCGCCATCGTGTACGCTGACTTTCGGCATCGCGGGGAACGCCTTGCCGTATTTCTCGATTGCTTTCTGTGTGGCCGCGGCGGCTGCAGCGTCGATCAGTGCTCTGTTGTTGGCAGGATTCTTCGGTACGAGGACAGTCGCCGAATATTTGGGTTCCTGCCCCGGCTGTGAGGCGTAGGGCTTATCAAGGTGCGTGTAGGACAGACGGACATTTCTCAGGACAATGTGCGCGGTATTAGTGTTAGACATAATATTTCTCCTTTGTTTCATTAAAAATTAACTGGATTTTCATAAGTCGTTCATAGCGAGTCTTCGCGTTTTTTACGGCAGAAAGTAGGGGCCGGTTGGTGCTGAGCTTAGATATTGCCTTAATGGATTCCGCATTAGGAATTGTGTACCCGGGTAAGGACACATGCTTGTGTTCATACTCGGCACTCGCGAAGTGCCACTCGATTCCTGCTTCCCGTATTTCCTCTTGAAGCCAGTCACCGATAGTTTGAATAGTTTCACAGTTCTCCCATGAACAGCGGAACATTAGCTGAAATAACTTGCGAATGTTGGTGATTGGAAGATTCGGCAGGACATCCAGCATGACTTCCGCATGGTAGGAATCGGCGCGAATCTCAGCCGTTGTCATGACGTCCCCACCTCTGCAAAGTCTTCTTCTGCACTGGGCTTCAGGGTGATTGCTTCGCGTTTGTCGGATTCCGGCGCAAGGGCAGGCTTACCGGGAGATTTCACTACATGGGTACCAACGAGGTCATTGAATGTCTTTTTGCCAAGATCTTTTTCAATCTGAGCCAATGTGTACGGTTCACGGTGCCAGAGCATTGCTTCATCGATTCCTCCTGTTGAAAGAACATTAAATGCTTCATCCTGGTTATCCCATGACCGAGAGCTTCGTCCTTCGACGGCTTTCCAGCCGGGTATCTCTTTACCTTCAAGACAAGCGGAGAGAGCATACTCTTTTAGACCTTCTACCCATTTATCAAGAGCAATGGCTCTCTGTAAAACCTCGCCAACTTCTGCATCAGAGAGCAGGGGCGGCACCGGCAGCTTGCCTATTTCAGTCTTGCTGTTCGGGCTTCCGAAGTCTTCCAGCGCGGTATACTGCCCGGCGCGAGCTCTGCAGGTGTTTCGTGCCCGGCAGAACTGGCACCAGTCACCGCCGCAGAATTCCCCTTCACCGGCGAAAGCCATTTCCGCTACCGGCCGGACGGTGAATACACCCCAGTCAAGCAGCTTGTCCCGGTCGATCGTCCACTCTTTGATCGAATCACCGTCAGCTCTCGGCTGTACAACCGTCAAGGCAACATGCTTAATGTTGTAAAGGACGTTGTAGGCTTCCAGTGCGCCGAGACCGTAAAGCATGAGTTGTGGATTGTTCTCAACTTCGACCACCACACCCTTGCCGTGCTTGTAATCGATGACGTGCAAAGTATCACCGCCGATGATGATACAGTCACCGGTGCCGAATCCCTCGGGAACATACCGGGAAAAGTCGAGGCGGCGTTCAACCGCTATGTAAGGGCGGGTAGGATAGGACATCGCAATGCCGGTGATGTAGTCCAGGTATTCGTCGGTGGTTGTCTGCATTTCCGGGTTATAGAGTGGATCGGCTTCCAGCTTCTTCATTTTGGAGTTATAACTACGGGTGCTCATTGCCTCGACGAACTTTTTTCGGACCTTCAGCTCTGCGATACTATGCGCAAGTGTTCCCTCTGCAGCATACTCGCTGGTGCTGTCCGGCAGGGTTTCTTCTAACCGCGCCGATGGTGTGCAGTGCATCCACCGGTGTGCTCCGGAAGCTGTCAGGAGGGCGTGTTGGGTAGGCATCACAATTTCGCCCCCATTTGACGGAGCTTGGTAGCGAACGCGCCGAACTGTTCCGGTTGCAGCTGTGTAAGAGCTTGTACCTTAAACTGTGCCAGCAGATTAAGCAGGTCCTGCTGCTTTCCTGCGTCCATGAGCTGCGCCGCCGCTCTGGCGAGATCATCGGATTGGTATGCCGGGGCTGCCGCGACGGGTGCCTGGTTAATTGAGGGGGCAATAGGGGCAGGCGGTACAGGTGCAGGAGCGGCAGCGGGAACCGTGTTGACCGCACCCGTCGTCCGGTTGGTCTGGATCGGGGCGGTGGGAATAGGGTTTACCGGCGCAGTGGGTTGGTACACTTGCGGTGGCACCGCGTATTGGGGTTGCTGAGCTGTCGGAACGGCGGGCGGCGCGTAGGCAGGTGCAGGAGAAGGTGCGGGGACTACCTGCTGCCGTACTGCCTGTTCGACAGGAGTCTGCGGGAGCTGCACTGGGGCGGGGTTATTGACTTTAAATGCGCTGTTGGTTGCGTTGACTAATGCACCGGCCAAATGATTAAGGGCAACCACCAGCTCGGGAGCAGTGATTTCGATAGATAATGACGCCATGATGTTTCCTCCTTATTTATTAGGCTTGTACACATTCAAGCCGATTTTGATATCTTCAGTGCCGGGAACGGTTTTGTTCCCCTCGGTAGTTGCTACGGTGACAGACTTGCCGCTGGATGAAGGGCCGAAGCTCTGTGAAAGATCAACTTCGATCAGCAGCTTGTTATTGGTGACGGACATCTTTACGTTTTTCATGGTTTTCTCCTTTCTTAGCCGGGCTGCCACAATGCTGACAGTGGCCGGCGATAATATCGATGCTTCCGCAGATCGGGCAATAATCAGGCATATTGACAAATCCCTTCAGTGTGTTATACTGTTGGTGTTTGATACGGTTGGCCGTTTCGAGTGTTCGCAGCACTTGAGGCGGCTTTTTTCTGTTTTCTCTGCTCCGCTAATGCAGCGAGATACGTTGTACGATTACGCTGATACCATTCACGGCGAAGCCGGTTATACAGACCCCGGTGCGTCTTCTGGTAAGCTTTTTCATATTCCCGTTTGTTCTTCGCAGCCCGGGGACTGAGACGGGGTGATTTCTTAGGCAGATAAGCGGCTGTATTCTCGGGGGCCACATGATCGAGTGCCTCAATCTCCGCGTCATACCGGGCCATGTCAGCGAGTTCTTCGGGTGTCCAGTGAATCACTTTTTTCTCACCGCCTTTGCAATGGAGTCAGATCGCTGTGCATAGGCTGATTTTCTGCCGAGCTCTGCAACGGCGATTTTATGTAAGGTGCAGAACTGCTTGCAGACTTCTTGCCGCAGGATGCACGGGCAGCGCTCGCATGGGTCATACAAGGCTTGCCCCTCCTTTCTGTATGGTTAAATCCTATCGATCCAATTCCCGCAGCAACGGTGCAGATTAATGCAGCGAGCGCGCACGGGAGAAGCGGTTGGACTTCGGCAGCCCCGGCAGATATGTACAGACCGAACAGGCCGATGATGAACAGGGCAGCGTAAAAATGCTTCATGGGGTGTCCTCCTGTTCCGGTTGATTCAGCCAATTCAACAGGCACTGGCAACAATTTTTATCGTCAGAGTGATCGCATTCGATTTCCGCCATGCCCATTTCATTGGGACACATCAGCGTTACCGCAAGTTCTTCGTTGCTCATGCCGCGAATTCTATCACCGTTGCTCATGGCTTTTCGCCTCCTTACTTCGCCTAAGAGCCTTGTACTCGTTATATTGCTGGCGGTATCGATAACTGGGCCCAAAGACATTCCATGCGGCTTTTACCAGATTTGGTTCGTAGGGGCGAATCTTTTCTAAGTCCTCTACCGCTTTTGCCGATATGGAGCATCCACAACAGCCCGTACGTGTTAGGCCATACACCTCATAGGCGTCAGAATAGCGGATTCTGTAGTAGTCCTTGTACCATTGCTTGTCCGCATCCGATACATAAAACAGAGGTCGAAGCCTGTATTTTCCGTCTGCTGATTCTGAAAAGCACATTGATGTGTTATCCTTGCGCGGGACTGACCTCATGCCGCCCTCGTCTCGGCGTTCTCCGGTGATTACCATGTCAAATGATTTTTGCACGCTATGCGCAAGTTGCTTTTTGCAACAGTCGCAGCATTTATTACTGACTTTAAACGGGATCGGATTTTCTTTTATGAAGTCCAGCATATATTTTGAGGAATTTATGACCAGTTGAATATCGGGCCTAGGTTCCCCCTTTGAATTGCAGCAGCATAGAAAATTAATCGTTGTTTCGCACCCTGGATATCGTTTTTTAAGTTCCAGGCGCTTTGCCACCTTATCCTCTGCGTTTGCGTATTCTTCAGCGATTGACAACGGGATGCTCTTTTTCTGGATGCCCTCCAACCCGGCCGACATAATTTTTGAAACAAACGGCTGGCCATACCTCCGTGTGGCACTTACTATGTCATAGCCTTTCTTGGGCCGATACTCCGTAATTGTGACACCGTATTGCTTGCTCATTTCTTTGACGTGGCGCTTAATTGCCTCCATCTCCAGCCCGGTGTTAAAAAAGCAATATTGAACGGGAGGCAGGTTAAAGGCTTTGCGTACCGACTCGATCAGGTGCAGCAGTATATCGCTGTCACTTCCGCCGGAATAGGAGCATATCGCGTTCGGGTGCTCGACCAGGCGCCGCGCAATAATACTTTTAATAGCTTCAAATTTTGCCGAAGAGTCGAAATCTGCATACGCTGGCCGGTCTGTGTATACTTTGCTTTTATATGTATTTTTCATTTGGCAAACTGCCTTTCCAGTTCAAATATCGCCCAGCGGAGTACGGCGGCGGTATCCGGGTCCTTGCGCTCGATTTGGTGTAGCAGCTTGTACAACTTATCAATGCGTTTTTCTTCTAACGACATGTTTGGCTCTCCTTTACTTGAAATATTTTCCTTTCCGCTGTAGAATTATGTCGGAAGGGAGGTGATTCGATTGAGGCTTAATGAATCTCACGCTATGGAATACGCCTTAAAACTGGTAGAGAAAAACATTGAAAGCACCCCGCGCTGGATAGAAGCAGAAGAAGTAACGCAATTTCTGCAAACCGTTTATTCTTATTTATCAAGTGAAGTAAAAGCTAGCGACGAATCCATGTAGCGGACAATCTCAATCATTGCGTAAGTTAATGCTGGCAAATCCGCTCCGGGTTCCTCCGAGCGCTCTGAAAGTAGCTGTAACTGCTTTTGGAGCGTTTCTTTAATTTCTGCATCCATCCCGTTCCCCTCCTTCCACTTTAATAATCCCCGCCCTAACCAGCCTGTCCCTCACGGCACAGTGCGGGCATATGTAACCGCTCCGGGGTATGCGCTGCAAGATACTGATGATCCAGCGCTTGCCGCAGCGGGCGCATAGGGCGGTCATGAGGCTACCTTTTGGCGGTCAATGTAATCGAGCATATCAGCCTTGTTAACACGCCAGAGCTTACCGATTTTAAATGCCGGAAACTCTCCACGCTGGGCAAGCTTGCGTATCCTGTCCAGACTGACGTTAAGCAAAGTCGCGGCATAGGGGAGATCAAATACTACCGGAACACGCTCCCATGCGGTTTCATGTTTTTGCATTCCTGGCTCCTTCCACGCAGTACCATAAACGGGGCTGCGAAAATTTGATGGGTTGTAAAACAGAACATTTGTGCTATACTGTTTTTACACAGTGATCGGTCAGGCTTCATGATCTGCTCTGCAGTTTGTGCTACGATTTAATTTGTTGCTCATTTGGTGACTTACAGCGTAAAAAAATTTGAGCTATTTCTCCGACGGATTTGTTAAGCGCTTTTGCCAGAACGCTTAATTCATCTATGTCTGGTTCCTTAGTTCCGTTAGTAATTTTGTTGACTCGCTGTCTGGGCCACCCAATGGCCTTTGCAAACTCGGTTTCAGAATCAAATTGACTATAGATAAGACCACGAAGTTCTCTAACTTTTTGCACCAGTGCACTTCCTTTCTGTCAATCATTTGGTGACTAACGCAATAATATCACCTGTCATTTAATTTGTCAATACTTTGGTGATTTATTTTTGAAAATAATAATTTTTGTCTTGAAATTGGTGACAAACTATGCTTTAATATAAGCATCAAAGAAAAATAGGTGATAACAATGAACAATAAATTTGGTGACCGTTTAAAGCAAATTCGATTAGACCGTAATATGTCTCAAGAGGAATTGGCTCAATTGTTGGGCACATCAAAACAGGTAATCAGCAGGTATGAAAAGAATCAGAGGACTCCGAAAATTACTGTCGCAAATGAATATGCAAATAAACTTGATGTGCCGTTAAATACATTGCTCGGAGACGATTCTGTCCAACCTGACAAGGATATCACTTTTGACGATTTTACTTATGCACTTCACGCGGAAACACAGGATCTAACAGAAGAGAACAAGCAGAAGCTTTTGGAAATGGCTCGATTGTTTAAATTGAGCCAAGAACATAAAGATAAGTAGTAAAATGGGGGACGGGGAATGGTCGAATTGTCGGCTATGTATAAAGATATTGAAAACAAGGGCATACAGTTATTTACCCGAGATATTGGTTTTGCAGATGCTGCGACTATCGAAATAGATGGAGAATATGGAATATTTTTAGATTTATCCTGTTTTGACTCTGTTTCAAAGTACAAAGGTATATTGGCGCATGAATTGGGCCATTGTGCTACCGGTTGCACGCAAAAGGTTAGTAGTCCGCTGGACCTGATTGAGAAGCATGAATATAAGGCCAACCGATGGGCGATTGAGAGATACGTACCGTTTGAGGCTTTAAAAACTGCTATGGAGAATGGATATTCTGAACGCTGGCAACTCGCCGAATATTTTGATCTGCCGGAGCCATTTATTGAAAAAACTCTGGATTACTACACCGTTGCGAAGCAAAGAATGTTGGCGTAAGAAAATCCCGCCCACTACTGCGAATAGCGGGCGGGACAGAGATAGAAAATTCCGGCAGGAACCTTCCAAATATATTGTATCATATTGGAATAATATGTCAATTATTAGGAGGGGATTCAATTGGGAGGGTGTATAAAGCTTATTGGGTATATTATTTTCTTTCCATTTGTCGTGCTTTATTTAATTTATAAGGCGATCAAAAAAGAGCCGGTTCAAACTAAACGGAAGAAAGTCAGTTATGACAATCGTCCATCAAGGAACAGGATGATACGGCAGGATTATTGCATAGACTCAAACATCTGTTATGATAAGCAGTCAAAAATAGTAAGCCTTTTCACGCAAAAATGGCGGACGATTTGCATGAATGAATATGTAGCCCTTGACTTTGAGACCACTGGACTCGACAAAGCTTTTGACCGTATCATTGAGATCGCTGCTATTAAGTATGTAAATGGGTCGGAAACTGATAAATATGTTACGCTGGTCAACCCACAAAGACCGATACCAGCCGAAGCACAGGCTGTCAATCATATATCTAATCGAATAGTTGCGAATGCTCCGACTGAAGATATAGCAGTGCCGCAATTAATTGATTTTTTAGGCGATAGTTTAATCGTTGGCCACAATATCAATTTTGATTTGGGGTTCTTAGAAATTGCCGCGCAAAGGTGTGGGCAGAATGTGGAGTATCATTATATTGATACTATTTCAGTATCAAAGAAGATATCCCCCGGATTGGAAAATTACAAACTCGAAACAATAGCCAAATGCATGCGATTTGATACAAGTAAATTACATAGGGCAGAAGCCGACGTAAGAGTTTGTGCCGAAATCATAACGGTAGCTTTGGACAGTTTAGAAGCGCGAAGCGCTATAAATCAATAAAAAACCGCCCGCCCCGGCTGGTACCCGGAACGAGCGGCTCACCATCAGCGGGGCTGACAGTACGATATAATTCGCAACCATATTGTACCAGTTCAGCCCTCCAAAATCAATACAGGAGGGTATTTTTATGCCTAAAAAGGAAAAGAAACCGGCTAAACCGGTTAGAAAACGCGTTTACCTCGGTAAGGATGGCGGCAGACCGGTCTATAAATCGGTTACCGGAAAGACAGAAGCGGAGGCCGCCGAAAAGGCCCTACAAATTAAAATCGCCCGGAGGAAGGGGATAGATGTCACCGCAGACCGTGATACATTTAAAAAGTGGGCCGACCGCTGGCTGTTGCTAAAAAAGTCAGACGTTTCAAATGGTCGCTACAATATATATAGTTATGCAGTTAATAAACTTGAAAATCTCTGGTTTATGCCGATCATAAAGGTACAGACCGGAGATATACAGGATATTATCAATGCGCTGGCCGAGAGAAATCCCCGGACCGGGAGGCCGACTGCAAAGAAAACCCTGATTGACGTCAAGAGCGCTGCGAAACAGATATTTCAAATGACGATTGAGGCCAGGGTGATCGAATACAATCCGGCAGAAGCCGTTAAAATACCCAAAAAGGCGCCACAGAGCGAGCGCAGGGCATTGACCAAGGAAGAACAACAATGGATTATCAATACGCCTCACAGGGCACAGCGTGGGGCTATGATAATGATGTACGCTGGTCTTCGCCGCGGGGAGTTGATTCCGCTGCTTTGGTCGGATATTAATCTCAAGGCGAAAACGATCGATGTAAACAAATCAGTCGAGATCATCGACGGGAAGAGTATATTAAAGGATGGGGAGGCTAAAACAGAAGCGAGCATCCGTACAATCGATATCCCGCAGCAACTTGTTGATTTCCTGACATTTGAACGGGCGCGCGATGGAATCTCCGGGGAAACGGGGGACACTCTCGTCATACGGTCAGCAAAAGGGAATATGCTCACTGAAAGCGGGTGGAAGAGGTTATGGGATGCATACTGGAATGTCCTGAACCTAAAATATGGGGACTTTACAGTGTATAAGAAAGCACACCCGGAGATTGATTTCGAGAAGCCTGAATCCGTACATAATCCTCACGGAGTGCCCCCAATGATCCCACCGATCACTGCTCATTGGCTGCGGCACACCTTTGCGACTTTGCTGTATCTGGCCGGTGTTGACGTGTTGACTGCGCGGGATCAGCTTGGACATGCCGATATCAAAACCACATTGGAGATATACACGCACCTTGATAAGGTATATAAGCGCCGCAGCATGGACAAGCTGAGCCGGTATATTTCGGGCGAAAAGTCAGAAAAGGAATCATGCGTAGATACCATGAGTTCAAGTGCCACATAG